AGACAATGGCTTCGCGATAATGAATACGAACCTCTTGAGTTCGAGCCCGCCACCAACGAAAAGGCTATGGAACCTGAAACTCAACGAGCTGCACCTGACGCGCTGAAAGTAGGGGACTTTGTCTCCTGGAACAGCTCTGGTGGTCGCGCTCGTGGCTTAATCGAGCGAATCGAGCGCGATGGCAGCATCGACGTTCCAGATTCGTCTTTCACCATCAATGGCACAGAGGATGACCCTGCTGCCTTGATTTGCGTTTATCGCAACGGTGAAAAAACTGATACTCGTGTTGGTCATCGATTTAGCACGTTGACCAAGATTGCTCCCATCCGGGAAGCAGAGCTTGAGGGGACTTCTAAGCGGACCAAGCTTGGGGAGCCTCTTAGTCGCACTGAAGCTTCTGTCATCAGAAGTCTCCCCGGAGAGGATCGCAGCTTCGAGTTTCCGTTCAGCTCAGAGTATCCAGTCAAAAGATACTTTGGTGACGAAGTGTTGAGCCATGAGGCCGGTGCGCCGGACTTTATGCGCTTGAACGATGGTGCGCCATTTTTGTTTAACCACGATCCAAACAAAGTTTTGGGAGTGGTTGAGCGTGCCTACCTAGATGAGGAAGAAAAACGTGCTTACGCAAAAATCCGTTTTTCACGCTCTGATTTCGCAAAGCAGTACTTAGATGACGTTAAAGACGGCATCTTGCGTGGAATTTCGTTCGGTTATCAAATTGATGATGCCGAGGAAAAAGAAGAAGGTCTGCTTGCAACACGTTGGTCTGTCCACGAACTGAGCTTGGTTTCAATTCCGGCTGATCCAACTATTGGAATTGGAAGGTCACTTCTTTCTCCAGACGCTGCCTTGCCTGAATCTTCTCAACCTGAAGACACTATTATTGAAAACGAAGCTCCTGTTGAAGAACAGGAAACTCGCTCAGCGGTCACGACCGCATCTACACCCACTCCTGTTATGGAAGATCAAGCTCCAAACCTGGAGGTGATCCGGTCGGAGGCTAAAAAGGCCGAAAAAGACCGCGTTGCCGCTATCAGTGCCCTGGGTGCTCAGCACCGCATGGCAGATCTAGCTCAAGAACTAATTGATGGAGACAACTCCATTGATGAAGCTCGTGCTGCAATCCTCGAAAAAATCGGAACTTCTCAAGTGGAACAGCCCATCCGTTCTACCGATGTCACTTCTAATGACCTCGGCCTTTCAAAGCAGGAAACTAAGCGCTTCAGCTTTGTTCGCGCTCTAAATTTCTTGGCTAATCAGAGCGATGCATCAGCGCGTCGTGAGGCTGAGTTTGAAATTGAGGTCGGGACAGAGGCAGCCAAGAAGTACGACCGTTCTTCTAACGGCATCGTGGTTCCTAACGAGGTGCTGCGTCGTGACTTGAATGTTGGCACTGCAACTGCTGGTGGCAATCTTGTTGAAGATGTGCTGCTGAGCGGCTCCTTCATCGATCTGCTGCGCAACAAGCTGGCCCTGGCTGGCGCCGGCATGACCACTCTGAGTGGCATTAACGGCAACATCTCAATTCCTAAGCAGTCGGCCGCGGCCACCGCTTACTGGGTAGGCGAGGGGTCTTCTCCTACTGAGTCTCAGCAAACCATCGAGCAGGTGAATCTTTCACCGAAGACTTGTGGTGCTTTCGTGGATTACTCCCGCAAGCTGCTGCTTCAGTCCAGCATCGACATCGAGCAGATGGTCCGCAACGACCTTGCTCAAGTTTTGGCTCTTGAGCTTGATCGCGTTGGCCTGAACGGTTCTGGATCTTCTAACCAGCCCCTTGGCATCATCAATACCACTGGCATTGGCACTCAGTCATTGACCAGCTTTGGAACCTTTGCCGAGTACATCGGCATGGAAACCGATGTTGCTGTTGCAAACGCTGATGCTGGCGCATTGCGTTACATCATCAACGCTTCTGCCCGTGGCGCTCTGAAGAGCACCGAAAAGGCAAGCGGCACTGCTCAGTTTGTTTACGAGAACGACGAGATCAACGGTTACCCCGTAACTGTCTCGAATCAGCTCGGCAACAATGACGCACTGTTTGGTGATTTCTCTCAGCTGATCATGGCCATGTGGTCTGGTCTGGATCTAACAGTTGATCCATTTGCAGGTGCAACTGCTGGCACTGTTCGCATCATTGCTCTGCAAGATGTTGACTTCGCCGTCAAGCAGCCTGGCGCATTCTGCTTCGCCACTTGATACTGGTGGTTAATCACCTCGTTCTGACTCATGAAGGTTGAAATTCTGAGGCCAGTAATGATTTCCGGGGAGCCTGCTGAAGCAGGCTCCATTTTGGAAGTCGAAAACAGTCAAGCTGTGACCCTTATTGGTCTTGGTAAAGCTGTTAAGCATCAACAGGAAGCTGTCGCTTGTCCCGCCAAATCTCCGGCAGAGGAAGAGGCACCTTCTTGCCCCCCAAAAAAGACCACCACTCGCAAGAGGACTAAGGAATCATGAGCATCGGCAACACTCGGCGGACTTTGACCGCCCTGTCGTTTGCGCCTAACGACGTTGTCACTGCAACTGGCAATGAAACAGGCGTTGACCTCCTCGACTATGAGGGTGACATCACCCTAATCCTCGACGCTGAGGCCGGCGGTTCAGGTATCACCTATGCCGTCAAGGTGCAGGACTCTGCTGACAACAGCACCTTCGCTGATGTCAGTGGTGCTGCTTTCACCACGACCACCGCCAACACTGCTCTTGTTGAGAGCCTGACTGTTAACACTGATGAGATCAAGCGCTATGCGCGTGTGGTCATCACTGTTGCTGGTGGTACTGGCGCTGGCGCCGTGAGCGTCGTGGGCCTTGGCCGCAAGAAGTACAACTGATCTTTGATCTGCCGCCCCCGCAATGCGGGGGCTTTTTCATATGGCACTTGATTTTCAAGAAGACCTCGACGCTTTCTTTGATACGCCAGGCTTCACAGTGCCAGTGGTTTTTGGTGCGACCACCGGAGTTGGATACTTCGAGTCGCCGAACGAGATTATTGCTGACGGAGTCGTGCTGACCACTGATTACGCAGTAGTGGTCAAGACTTCTGATTTTTCTGCAGTCACGAATGGAAGCGCAATGACTGTCGATGGTGTTGCTTATACAGTTCGAGAACCCATGCTGCTTGACGACGGTAAAATTATGCGTGTGATGCTGATGAAGGACTAAAGCGTGACTACTAAGCGCGAAAACATTCTTGCCAGCATTAAGACCACGCTTGCGAACACCACTGGTGTCGGCACCAGAATTTATCGGAGCCGTGTTGAGCCTCTTAGTCGTGGCGAGTCTCCGGCCATTGTCATCGAACCGATTAGTGATGACGCTGATCAAAACACCAGCATGCCAACGCTTGACTGGACTTTGAGGATTCGTGTTTCTGTGATCGAGCGCAGCAGTATTCCTGATCAAGCTGCTGATGACACGATTGAATCGCTGCACAGCAAAATCATGTCGGACCTTACTGTGGGCGGATACGCGATCGATGTTCAGCCTGTAAGGACTGAATTTGAGTTTATTGAGGCAGATCAACCTTTAGGCGTGATTTCTAATGAATACGAGATCCGTTATCGCACTCAAGTTGCTGATCTGACTCAATAGTCAGTCAAAGATAGGCTGAACCTAACCATGTCCTCCACTTAGCATGTTGGATGAACACAGTGGTCACGGCGGGAGTTACCTCCTTGATCCTGAAACAGGCGTGCGCACTCTGATCGAGCGGACGCTTCCACCACAACCATCACAGGAAACATCCGATGGCACTGCTACTTCGCAAACGCCTGATCTTGATCGAGACGGAGTCGACTTACGGGACGGATCCGACTCCGGACGGAGCAGACGCCGTACTCGTAAGGGATCTAAGCATCACGCCTCAGAGCAGTGATGTTGTCAGCCGCGATTTGATTCGTCCCTATCTGGGTGCATCTCAACAGCTGCTTGCAAATACTCGCGTTGAATGCACCTTCAGCGTTGAGCTCGTTGGGTCTGGCACTGCAGGAACTGCTCCTCAGTACGGCAAAGCCTTGAAAGCTTGTGGCTTGGCTGAAACCGTTGTGGCAAACACCAGCGTCACTTATGACCCTGTTAGCTCCAGCTTCTCCTCGGTCACCATCCACTACAACATTGATGGTGTCCGTCACAAGATGACTGGTTGCCGTGGCAGCGTTTCGCTGAATGCAAACGTTGGTGAGATTCCAACCCTGGACTTCACTTTCACAGGCATCTACAACACCCCAGACGATACCGCGCTGCCGACGCCGACTTATGCCAATCAAGATGATCCTTTAATCTTCAAGAACGGCAACACCAGCAGCTTCCAGCTGCTGTCTTATGCAGGCGCTCTGCAGAGCTTCTCATTCGATCTAGGCAACACCACCACTTATCGCGAGTTGGTTGGTGGTTCTAAGGAAGTTCTGATTACTGATCGGGCAGCTTCTGGCTCAGTCTCGATTGAAGCAGTGACTATCGCAACGAAGGATTATTTCGCCGCCGCTGTCGATGACGACGCTGCTCTTGGTAACTTGCAGTTCACGCACGGCAGCACCGCTGGCAACATCGTTCAATTCACCTCCAGCAAGGTGGATATCGGTGACGTTGCTTATGGCGATTCTGACGGCATTGCAATGCTTGAGATCCCTTACACATGCGTGCCAGATTCAGCAGCTAATGCTGAGTTCGACTTGATTTACACCTGACGCAAGGTAGAGATCAACACTCAAGGGAGCCTTTGCGGGCTCCTTTTTTTTTGTGTATGCTGAGCCGGATTATCACTTTATCTAATGGCTTTTGTTCGCAAGAAGAATAAAAATTTCAAGTGGCCTGTCGAAGTCAAAGAACCAAGTTCTGATCGCCCAGGAGAATTTGACACATCAGAGTTCGTAGCCATCTTCAAAAGAGTGAAGATGTCTGAGCTTGAAAAAATGGGTGATGCGACAGGCCTGCCCTTTCTTGAAAAGATCCTAGTTGGCTGGGAAGGCATCGAGGAAGACGGCGAGCCTTTGGCATTCTCAAAAGAGCTACTTAAAGAGTTTGCTGACGACGTTGATTGGCTGAAGTCAGTCCTCAACGCTTACACCAGCACTTATTCGGAGGCTGAAGCGGGAAACTAAAAGACGCTGCGCTCTACTGGGTTTCTGGCGGCAAGCAAGTCGAGGACAAGACCCAAGACGACGCTGCAGCGTTTGGTATGAAGCTGCCAAAACCCAAGGCTGAAGAGTCTGAGGACTTTGAGGTTTGGGAAGAGAACTGGGAGACAGTTCAGATGTTCTTGCGCGTGCAGACGCAATGGAACGTCTCGATGGACGGTTTGTTTGGCTTGAAGTACGAGGTATTACTGGGTTCCGGAGGCTTGTTTGACCTCTACAATGTGGAGAATCGCACTGACGTGCTTGAGCGTCTTCAGGTAATGGAGGCGACAGCCCTAACCGAACTAAGGAAGCGCTCAAATGGCCGCAGCAGCTGAAACGATCAAGATCAGTCTTGAGTTTTCGGATGCAGGCGCTTCCGCTGTAGTTAAAAAGCTTGAGTCGTCGTTTCGTGGGCTGACTAACGCAGCCAATCAACTTGACGCACAAGGCATAGGCAAAGTCGCAACAAGAATCAAAAGCTTTGATAATGCTGGACGCCGAAATATTGAAACAATTAGAGGGCAGATAAATGCAATGCAAGGCCTGCGGAGTCAGGCTCAGATTGGCTCTAGGCAGTTTCGTGCATTAACGGCAGATATAAATAGGTACAGCCAAGAGCTTGCTAAGGCAGAAGGTATCAAGCGTCGTGGCGGTGTTGGCGGGAGGCTAAAAGCAGCAGGCGGTGTTGCCGCAACTGCTCTTGGCGCAGGCGTTTTTGGCGGACCTGAAGGTTTTGCAGGCTCTCTTATTGGTGGCGCTGTTGGAGGCGTTCCTGGTTCTATCGTTGGCGCGACAATTGGCGCGGCCGTTGGCAATCTAAGAAAGCAGGCTGCTGCTGTTGCAGAGACAGTTGCAACCTTCAACAAGTATCAAATAGCTCTCGCAGGTGTCAGCACCGACCAAGAGGACTTCAATACAAGCATTGATGCTGCTAAGAAATTTTCAGAGCAGTTTGTCGTACCTCTAGATACCACTATTGCCCAATACACCAAGCTCAAAGCTAGTGTTGTTGGCGCTGGCCTTGGCACAGAAGAGACAAACAAAGCGTTTGAAGCACTTTCTGCTTCTGTTCTTGCGACTGGTGGTAACCAGGAAGACTTGAATTCTGCTCTCAGGGCAGCATCTCAGGTGTTCTCTAAGGGCAAGGTAAGCGCAGAAGAACTGCGCCAGCAAATTGGCGAAAGATTGCCAGGCGCTTTCACTATTTTTGCTGACTCTATGGGAATCAGCACCAAGCAGCTGGACAAGTTGCTTGAGGGTGGCAAGGTAACTCTTGACGACTTTGTTGGATTTACAGAAGAGCTGATCCGTCGTTACGGCACTACGGCTGAGGTCTTGGCTCAAGCACCTGAGCTTGCAGGTGCTCGACTAGAAGTTGCGGTTAAAAAAGCACAGTTAGCTTTTGGCGGCTTCTTTGCAAATGTTGGAGCTGGCTTCCAAGATTACGCCACAAATTTAATCAACTTTGCCTTAAATAACGAGCAATCTATCAAGGAAAATATTGCTAAATTTATTGTTTTTGGTGAAGACATAGTCAAAATATTCAAGAATATTGGCAACGTAATTGTTCAGGCCATGGGGCCAGTATTTAAATTTATTGGCGAGCAGCTTCAAGAGTTTGCTCGGATGGCTGGCGCACTCGCGGAGGATGTTGGAAGGGCCACACTTGAAGAAAGATATGTACAAACTTATGGCAAAGAAAGCTATGACGCTCTCAAGACAAGCGCAAATCAAAAAGCTAGAGAAAAGCTATTCAAGATGCCTGAGCATCTTAGCTCTATGCAGTTTCTGGCAGATGCTGTTACTGCAGGAGACCTAGAAAGTACTTCAAGGGAGATTAGAGATGAAATGATGCGTTCTGCGCTGCCTAGCTTTGGCCAAGAACTCAGCTATGCGGATAGGGTCGCGAACGCAGTCGCTGGTCTTAATTTAAAGACCCCCACCAATTTTGGGTCTGGCCTGAAGTCAGGTGATCTTGGCGGCAGCAATATTGATCCAAGCGGGACTGCATCGGGCAAAAAAGCTCCTGTTAGCCAGATGGTGGTCAATCTGCAGCAGAAGCTTGCAGACACTGCTGGAACAATCACGGAAAGAGAGAAACTTGGGGTTGAGTTTGCAATCAAAAGGTTGCAAATCCTGCAAGGCACTTTGACAGGGACCGACAAAGAATTTGCATTAGCTAAAAACTTGTTTGAGTTTCGCGAGCGCAGTGCTGCCCTTGACGAAAAAGAAGCATCTGCAAAGGATAGGGCGCTAGCAAAAGTAACCAAGTTTGAGCAGCTTGAAGCGAATCTTCTTGCGAAGAAGATGGGGCTAACAGGCGAGCAAACCAAACAGCAATTACTGCAGGCAACTATCAATACACTCACTGATCAGTACAGGCAGGCAATGATTGATGCTGGCATTCCCGTAGAGGAAGTTACCCGTCGAATCCAAGAAGCCGCTCAAGCAACTGTTGATTTAAAAGATAAGAGTAAAGGCTTCGCTCAGCAGTTCGGCGAAGGCATTAAGAGTATGGGTGACATAACTACCAATCTCGCCAATGTTGCAGTAAATGCTTTTAGTTCCATGGGTGACAAGCTTGCAGAATTTGTCACTACAGGCAAGGCAAATTTTGCAGAATTTGCCCGATCACTTCTTGCTGATTTGTCAAAAATTTTCATCAAATTTGCAATGTTTCAAGCGATTGGAGCCCTTATTCCAGGCTTGAGACCATTCTTGGGTTTAGCGTCTAAAGGTGCTGTGATTGGCGGCAAAGGAGGTCCCCCGACAACAATGCCTGACTCGGTCAGCTTGATAGCCGCCAACGGCATGGCTTTCGGCAAGAACAAGATCGTCCCTTATGCCATGGGCGGAATTGTTAAAAAGCCAACGTTCTTTCAGTATGCAAATGGTGGGTCAGGGCGTTTTGGCTTGATGGGAGAGGCTGGACCCGAGGCGATCATGCCACTGCGTCGAGGAGCAAATGGCAAGCTTGGGGTTGAGGCATCAGGCGGCGGAACAAGTAACGTAGTCGTGAACGTTGATGCATCTGGCACCCAGGTTCAAGGCAATCAAACAAATGCCAACCAACTGGGCAAGGCGATTGGCGCAGCTGTCCAGGCTGAGCTAATCAAGCAGAGACGACCTGGAGGACTGCTTACGCGCTAATGGCTACTTTCAGCACAGCTGGGATTCTTACTGACACTGGATTGGCTATCTCAACAGCCGATCCGGAGTACGGCGCAAGAAAAGCTAGCAAGCCAAGCGTTAGGACTGTTCGTTTTGGTGACGGCTACCAGCAAAGATTGACGCTAGGACTTCATCAAAATCCAAAGACTTGGACGTTGAAATGGGAGAACAGGTCTGA